ATTTGAGAGGATGTTAGGCAAGAAAATGACCTTGCGAGAATTGCCAATGCTCGTCAATGGTGATGATATCCTTTTCAGGGCGATTAACAATGCCCATTATGAACTTTGGAAGAGAATTACCAAAGTATGTGGACTCAAGTTTTCCATCGGCAAGAACTATACATCAAAGAAAGTTTTGGTTATTAATTCTGAGATGTATAAAGTCACTCGTGGCGGTGTTAGGCGTGTGCCAATTCTCAACATGCGGCTCCTCTATGGCGGCAACAGATCAGCTGTCAGCGGTTTTATATTGCAGCCCAAAGACTTTTTAAGATCTCTGGGAACCGCTAGGGTAATGGGGGAGAAATTTTACGGTGATTATATAGGTGTAGGACAAAACTTGGACGACATCAAAAAAGATAGGGTTGGGAAACTAGTCCTTGAAAGATTGAGTCAGTTCGGGGTTTCGGTCACTGATAGAAACTTTTTGACCGCCTACAGACTTGAGAAAGCTGTCCTGGACTATAAAGAAGCCAAGGGCAGTAGACTCGAAGACTATAAGAAGTGGTTTATCACCGTACCCGCACGTCAGTATATCTTCCGAGAACAACTAAAGGGAGATTATCATGATAATGTTGATGAAATGGTAACGAAGGCTAATTCTATCTTCTGTAGTAAGCAGATTGGGCGGTTGATGTTCTTCGGGAAGGAGTTCCCGAGAGCCCAAAATATACCAAGTATCTGCAACTACTTACCTCGTGCCCTGGGGGGATTAGGTCTTATACCCCCGACCCAACACCGATATAATAACATCGATGCATCGGTAGTCCAAGGTGCCCATGAGAAACCGGATGAAGCTTACGCTCTAGTCCAGGCCAACCACATCGGCCTCACTCATTCACACTTAATGGCATGTGCCACGGCGGAGATCGCCGAGGTATGCAAAGTGCTGGATATTAAACCTGAATTTATTCAGGAGAGTGAACTTCACAGGGATTTGGAACTATTTGGACAGCGAGAATCGCCGTTCAGTGGGTCTTATATGAGAGGATTTGCAAACCTCTCACCTAACGTTTCTAATGATGAACTTAATTCAGTAGTAAAAACTTCACAACTGAATCATGAAACGTTAGTGGCCGCCAAAAAGTTCTTAAGGACGGCTAGGGCAAGATGTGCGAGGTGGAAGAGAGAAAGTGAGTCGAAGGAGTCTGATGTACCTAAGGTTTTAGATCTAAACCTGAACCCCCAGAGATTACTAGGGGGATTCTGGAACGTAAGAGTCCAAAGGTACCCAGCGATGGTTTGAAAAGGAGGAAAATAATGAGATGATGAGATTGAGTGTGACGTTACCTCTCCCCGCTAGTACGGTCTGCCTG